AAATATCTTTCTGTCGTCAAATGTATATCTATAATCTGTGTTATCAGAATATCCTAATGTTGACTTATCAAGAAACTCAATAACTTTAATATTGTTTGTTGTAGACTCTTTAAATAAAAGTTCCACTCCAGTAACTAAAGAACTGCCTGTGTTAAAAGTTATTATTGCAGCGTTCTTGGTATTTTTCATACCCTCATTCAAATAGCTATTATAACTAAAATTAAATGATGAAGGTGTGAACGCATATTCACTAAACTGCGAAGTTGCAGAGTATTGATTATCGCTATACTTATACCTATACGCAAACGATATAAATCTTTCTTCTAAAAAATCATCTTGCTGGCCTTGAAGATTTAATGTTTGAATATTTGGAGCCGCGATAGGAGGTCTCTTAATGACCAACAAAGCTTCAGAAGAAAACCCATCAAGATAAGAGGGTGCTGAACTAGGAGCATTGTAGCTCCTGTTTATATTAATATATCTAGGTGGATTTATATTGTCTGTAAAAAACAACAAATCATCTATTAGGTTTACACCAGTAATTAAATAATAAGGACTAAAATTTAATGTAGTATTTAAATTAGTTCCGTCATTAGTGCTTATTACATTGTAAGTTGTGTTGGCAGTATTAGTATTATAAGAAACTATTAAATCTAGTTTATTAGTTGGACTACTTGTAAAAGCAGGGTCGTGTACGAACCAATAAATAGTCTCATTAGCCCCATCCTCAAAAGCTCCAATACACCTGGCATTATTGCTTAATTCAATATTATCAAACATTAATGTCGTAAGAATGGTATTACCCTTTGAGTTTTCTACAGAACCAACTTCAGAGCCTTCCGTAGAACCAAGTCTTACATTTAACGCATCAATATACTCACCATTCGGAACAAGCCTTTCGTCAAGGCTTTTGTTCATACGGCCAGCGATAAAATTTCTTTGAATGTTTGCCATCTTTATTTAATCCACTTACTCTCTCCTCTAAGATTCATTAATAATCTTCCAGGATGAATATTGCTTAATCTAATTTTTGCATTTCTAAGTAGAGCTGTTTTTCTTTTTCTAGCTCTATTGATAATATACTCTTGAACATTAAATTTGCTATTTAAAATAGCATACTCAATATAAGCGTAAACGTAATCTTCAAAAAGTTTGTTCACTGAAACTTGAGAATCATCTCCTCCCTCCATTCCATCAGAGATGTATTCTAATATGCAGCTTTCATTAAGCATTGTAGAATCAAAGTTTATAACTCCTGCTTTTTTATCTATTCTAAAAGTAGGATTTATATTAGCGGTTTCTGTATTTAAACCATAACGCGCTCCAATAGTATAATCTGCATACCAGTTAGCTTGGGTGTCAGCGGGTATTTGGTCATCAGCGTTATTTTTATTTAAATATATACTGTTTTGTTGACCGTTTTTTCTTTCAGTATCAAGCTGCGAGTCAGTAGTAATTACAGTTCCGTCTGAGTTGAATGTAAGAGTTCCTCCTGCTCCTTGCAAGTATGCTTGAGCAGAGTTAACCTGAATGTTCTCATTCAAAGGTCTAAGCCATCCGTCTTTATATAAAGATATACGAATCCAGTTTACATAGTCGTTAGGTAAAACAAAAGTAAGATTATCAAATACAGTAAGCTCTAAAGCTTTTACTTCCATAAACGCATCATAGTTAAGCTCTTGTATCCCGCGCTTTGCATGAAACAATATCTTGTACCTTTCCTCGTTATTAACTAGCGAGTGGTTTCCAGAATACATTAACTGAAAATTATTTACTATATCTTCCAAGCTTACATACTGGTAAGACCCCCAATTTTTATTGGTAGGAGCCGCTCCTGCATTTTCGTAATATTGATATTGTGATAAATATGCCATACTATTGTTCTTGGTTTTCTTGTTGTTCTATAGCTTGACCAAACTGCACTGTGGCTATCTCTCTAATAGACATACCTGCGTATTGTAATATTCTAGCAACTAAATTATTTACATCATCTTGAGGTAATTCAAAATCTTGATAGTCAGACTGAGACTGGTCAAAAATAGGCTCTCCACCTGTAAGAGAAATATAAGTCCATTTAGGGTCTTTAGGATATCTAATATATTGCGATACCACTCTACCTATTTCATTTATAGAATCAGGATATAATGTCAATATATTTCCTTCTTGTGTGTATGCGGGGAAAGTAACGTTAGGAGCAGTAAGCATTGATTTGCTAAGCATAGTTATTTTGCTATGACTAACTGGCTCTGCTTCATTTTTTAAATTAATTTTTTTATAAATACTATAAGAAATACCTGTTGTTGTTAAAGAGGCTACGTTTAAAACTATTGTAGTTTCGTTAGTTACAGAAACAACTTTTAAATTTGTGACTACTGAATTTGCTAAAACCACAGAAACAATATCTCCTACTGCCACTCCATCTGTTTGAAATGTTGCTCCTGAATCTATTAACTGCGTATTACCTCCTCCAGTTGCAGTAGTTGTCCCTGATGAAATAACATTACTATATATTAAAACTTTATTTAAAAGATAATAGTCCGAACCTGTAGTTGCTGCGGTAGGAACTGTGTATTCATTTAATACACTTTGAGACAAGCTTGCTGTGACTGAAAAAGTATCTATTACTTCTTCATATCCTCTTTGAATATCTGCGTATCCAGTTCCTGATACTCTTCCATTTTGTTTGTTAACCTGATTATTGTAAGATATAAAGTATTCGTCAAAAATATCTAACTGAGCTTGCTTAGCAAACAAGTTAAAATCTGATGGAGATATGTAACCGTAATTATTCTTGTTAAGGATAGCAAGAACTGTATTTCTAACAGCGTTTATCATCGCTTTCTTTTTTACAAAGATAAGCAAAAAAAAAGAGGTCAATTATTTTTGACCTCTCTCCACAACCACTAATCTTCTAGCAATTTTTCTAACATCTTCAAAGACTCTATGCCATCGTCACTCTGTAAATACGATGATACAATGTACATTGGGTCTTCCCCAAAAGGCACAGTCAACATCTTCTTCTTATTGGTAGATGTGTTAAACCATACTTCCTTTTGTTTATTTCTAAATGACAATAATCCTTTGTCAAAAAATAGCTGAACATTAGACTGTAGCTTTAACATAGGGTCATTAATCATTTTTAAGAACGTATGAGGGTCGCGCTTAACAAAGATTAATATATCTCTACGAAGCTCTGCTGTACTCATTTGCTCTGTATTTCTACCCAGCAAAACCCTTGATATGGTCTCTACCTGGTCTACAGAAAGCTTTCTAGCTTCAATAAGAGCATCTGCTTCTACGTTTAATTGTTCAATCTCTGCTGCTGCGTCTTTTTCTTCATTAACCTCAATAAACTTTTTTCCGTTTAATGGGTGATAATATAAAAACTCTTGCAATACAGGATTTGTTTTTGGAACTCTTAAAAAGCCATCCACAAAGTCAATAGGCTCTCTAACTACTTGTCCATCTTGCTCATCTTCAAAACAAGACTTTTGATTAGGAGAATATCTCAACACTCGGTTGATTCCTTTGTCTTCATCAAAATGTAATAAGGGTTGTCTTCTTGAGCCGCCTGAAGGTAATAAGAAAGATATTGGGGCTCTATCTCTAGTAAGTTTGTAGACCTTGTCTACTAATGTGTTTTTTTTCATTATATATAAATTTAATTAGATTTAAAAAAAAAGGGAGGCGGTTAAACCTCCCTTGGTAATAATACTACTCTTGGAATAAGAAGAAGTTGTTTGCACCTAAAGTACATACAGCTCTTTCTGACAAGAAGTGTACTTCCATAGCGTCTAAGCTTGAAGTAGCAGCACCGCCAGCAGAACCTGTAATCCAAGTTTTGTAACGTCTGTCTTCAGTTTCAGAAGCTCTGTATCGAACATGAAGGAATGGTCTCTTCGCATTCTTACCTAAAATCTGGTCGTATACTGTAGTAGAACCAGCTGGTACTAATAGTCCGTTTACACGGCCTGAGTTAGCTCCAGTAGGAAGACCGCCACGCATAGTTGGGTCATTTAAGTATTTCCAGTCAGACTTGTAGAAGTCATATCCTCTACGGAATCCAGTGAATCCTAGGTTTAATGCCATGTCTTTGTCATTGTCAAATAAACCATAAGATGTTCCACCAGCTCCATAAGAGTTCTGAGCCGCTAACATATCATCAATATCAAAGCTAAATTCTCTATCAACGAAAATTACATTTTCCTCAATAGAACCTTGCTTATCTAAACGCGAGATTACTGCATCAAAGTCAGCTAGTGCAGCTGGGTTTCCACCGCCCCACACATTTCCACGATTTTCAACTACATAGAAGATACCTTCAGAACCTTTGTTCCCTACATCTCCTCCAGCTGCGATTGCTCCTGACGCAGCTTCTGCTGGTACAGCTTCAATCATTGCTGTTTCTAAATAGTCGTCAAAACGTAGACGAGTTTCGTGCTCTGATTTAAGATACCATAAGTATCCAGATGCTCCGTTTTCAGTAGTTACTTCTACCCATCCAATTTGCGCCATGTCAGACCCGCTTACAGCGTATTTGTCTTTGATGATAATTGGTGAGTTATCAAAGATAACGTCATCAGCTTCTAATGAGCCTACCATTCCACTAGTTCCTTTTTTAAATTCAGAACCATAAATAAACACTGTTCTTGTAAGTCCAGCTGCACCAACTTGTCCAGCTGCTTCATAATAAGCTACATCAAAAGTTGCTGCTCCCGTATTCACGGCTGTAACAATACCTTTGTTTAATCCAGCTCCTGCATTATCAGAGATAACAACAGTCTGTCCTACTCTAATTGCAATGCTTCCAGTACCAGGTACTAATGCATCACCTACTGTGATTGTAGCTGTATCGTCACCAGCATTTCCTGCTGATGCACAGTTAACATATTTAGTGTGTAATCTTCCTTGCTCTGCCCACTTGATAAGGTCAGAGTTAGAAGGCATCTCTGCTCCTACTAAACGTAAGAAAGATGCAATTGTACGATTTCCATATCGCTCAAACTCTTTTTCATAAGTATCAGGTAAATACTGATTTAAGAAATCAAAGTTTGTAATGTAGTTAGTTGCCAAAGGCACCTGTTCTGCACTCGGTTGTAAAGCAAACCCAGGGGTTGCTTGAACTGCTCCTGCCATAATAATTAATTTTTAAAATTTATTTTCGTTTAATACTTCTTATTTTTAAGCCTCGTCCCGAATCAGGGTTAACTGACTTAACTTGAAATCCTCCTTTATTAGTTACTTCAGGCGCTCTACGCTCGCTCATATTTATATTTTTAGTTTTGCGTATTACATCTTCCGTAGCTTCAGACTTGCCTTGCTCATAAAAGAACTTAGCAAATTTGTCAGGATTCATTGCGATTGATAAAGCTCTATGGTATCCGGCAGCGTCACTAATTAAACCTTTGTCATCCAAATACTTATTAATAAAGTTCATTGGAGTCTCTTGAGTTTTTTTAATTGTCTGCGCATCACCTGGAGAGAAGGTTACTGTTTTGTCGTCAAGCACGAAATCAAAACCTTTGAAATCTTCAGTAAAAACTTTATCGGTTTCTTTTAAAAACCAATTACGTTTTGCCTCACTTTCCTGTTGTTGAGTTTTAACAGATTCTAAATATTGCCTATACTCTTGAAGTTCTTCATTGTCGCTCTGAGAATCAACAACCGGTCTCGACTCAAGGGGTTGCTTGTATAATTCTTTTTGCTCATTAAAAAACTTCTTCGCTTTAGCAATAGTTTTCTTTTTTGCTAATTTTGTTTTTTTAATTACAGACTCTTCATCTAGTTCTTCATCCCAAGAATAATCCTCCATTAGAGAATCAATATCTTCAGGGTCTAAACCTTCGCCTTCTGTAACTGTCAAATACTCTCTTAGCAAAGAATCAGGATTCATAGCACTAAAGTCTCTTTGTAATTTTACATAGTCTTCAATACCTCTTCCTGTTTCTTTTTTATACTTAAAGTAAGCTGCAACATCTTCTGGAAGCTCTTCAGCTTCTTGTCTTGCTGCATTTAATTCATCTAGTGAATTAATTTCCTTACCATATCTTTTTCCAATATATGAAAGAACGTCTTGTTCAGATAGCTCGGCTGGTTCTTCAACTTGCTCGGGCGTATCTTCAGTTTTTTCTTCTTCTGCTTTAGGAGTGTCTTCAACGACACTATCTTCAGCAAAATCCATTTTTATCTGAGGAGTTTCTTCTGTTGATTCAGAAGTATCATTTAACTTCTCCTCATGCTTGTCAAGAAGTTCCTGTTCAACCTCTTGTACTGACTTTTCTTCAACGGCATCAACCGCTCGTACTTTTAATTCCATTTAATTTAATTTAGATTACAAATTTACTTAAAATTTTAATGCTCATTATCGAGGTGAAAACTCAGATAAATCAAAGCCATCTAGGCTATCTTCATTAGATTCAAAATTCTGTGGAGGTAAATTATTTTTACGTTGTGAAATCAATTTACTCTGTTCAGTATTTTGTTGACTAATTCTATCAGACTTAGCTTTCTCTCTAGAGTCTTCTCTGTTTGATAAAGATTGCTCAGTCATACCATGCAATTGTAAGTTATAATTAAACTCTTGCTGCATTAAGTTAGATTTAAGTTGAGCTTCTGCTTTTTGTTTTTCAATTTCAAAAGCTAT